CCTGAGTTGGATCGTTTGCCCGTCCTCATAGTTCGACGGGATCGGAATAGCCAAATAGAGCCGCCTAGTCGTCGATCCTAGAGCCTTTACGTCGCCTGCCGTAATTCTGACAGGATTCGTGCCCCAAGTGCCTGTAATGATACCTAGATCGTCGCTGGCCGGTGTCGCTGGTAAGTTGGTTTGCGTAGCATCCCACACCCTAGCCTGCGTCAACGGAATAACGGACTCAGCCAAGACCCTTTGAGCGATCTTGGTATAAGCAATGTCGGCATTACCCGCGATCGTGTAATTGGTGATGACCTCGGGAGGGAGGATGATGGTCGTGTTTGGTATGGTTGTCATGGCAGTAGTCCTAGTGCTCCGTAGGGCAAGGGGTTGTAAAGTTTGAATTCTAGCCAATGGGCTTGAACTGTGTTTGGTGGCTCAACGTCGGCAATTTGGTATCCGTTTTCATCGAGCAAAACAGGACGGTTTGCAGGCTCTCCGTTTCGCATCGCTCGGATGATCTGGAACGGCAATTGACCAGGAGCCGGAGGCCCAACGATATCCACCCGCTTGTAGTATCCTTCATGCCGAACTCGCTTGTACCAAGCTTTATCCGGTGTTGTTCGATATGGCCATCGAAACTGGATTACGGCCGTAACTTCCCAGTAACCGCCGCCGCCTACGTTTGGATCCTTGACTGATACCGCTTGAAGCTTTTGCATCTTTCCGGTTCCAGGTGCCCAACTCAGAAACGCATCAGAGTTGACCGATTCGCGATACGCTGCTTGCACGAACGGATTGAAAACGAGCATGTTCTTTCTGATGGTTACCGTCTGATCCGCAAAGAGTCGCTTGAGCCCGTGAATTGGCTCGTTATTCTTCGTCACGATCGGTTTGCCGTCGTAATCCTCGTCGATTTCTTCCTCGGTCTCCACGTCATCCCAATCGATCTTCGCAGGAGTCAATAATGGGCTTTGCGGTTGATTCCCAGGGCCTAGCTTGATTTCTCCATTGTAGTTGACAGTAACGATCCAATAGATCGGGCTGATTCTTTGAGGTCTTGCTTGATCCGCAAAAACGTAAGGGTACATCGCCGAGTATGACGAACCAGCCTCAGGAATACCAGAAGCTTGAACAACATCATCGATCGTTGCTTGTGGCGTTGTGAACACCTGATACGCCGAAGTGAACGCAGCTTGAGCCGTTCGGAAGTTGTCCGTTAGGCTGAAGTCGCCGTCGATCTTTGACCACATTTGAGAGACCGAGATTATGTTGCTCATTTGACAAACTCGATTCTAACTTCGTCGCTTGGTGATCGATTCGCTGCGTCGAGAATTGCATTGGTTCGCTGTTGCTCTGCAACTTGCTTAGAAGTGTTCTCGACTAGCTTCGCGATTGGGCTGTCTGTTTGACCTCGCACAAGCACCCGAGACTCAAAAGCGGTCAATGATCGCAATTGCTCTTGCAACGCACTGGCAGCCCCTTCTCGTGGTTTTAAGCCGATCTTTACATCAAGCTTCATAGCGTCTTGCAACGCCTGTAACCGTTCGCGGATCTTCGTATCGAAATCCTCGGTCAATCCGCCGACTGCCTCATCTAAGATAGCCTGCAAGCTTTTTTCGGTCTCGGTTACAGCACGCTCCCCGAAGGATGGCATTTCCTTCAGAACATCCTCAAAGGTGAACCGACCCGAGAGCAACTTGCTGTAGGCATCGACAAACCATTCAGCCTTGGCAAGCAACCCATCGAACACAAAAGCCACATCGTTATAAATCTTGGTAGCTGATAGCAACACCGATGCAGAAATCACATCGAGAACGTCATTGAACCGAAAGATGGCGATTTCTGCTGCTGTGAATCCAGTAACGAAAGCCTCGGCAATCGTCTTGCCGACTCCTTGCATCGCATTGGCTAGCTGTTCGCTGTAGTTGACGAAATCATCCATCGCCGGAAGCATTGACGCTTGGATGAACTCAAACGCAACCACAAAGCCGCGATAAACTACGTCGCGAATCGGAGCGAGTAACGCACCAAAAGATTCGTAAAGGTTCTTGGTTGCAACCTTCAATGCGTCACTTGCTTCCAATGCCGACTTAGCTGATTCCGCTTTGTTTAGTAGCCCCTTCGTAGCAAGCTCGCTGACCGCCGCTAGTTTTTCCTCGTTTGTCGCTAGCTGGTCAATGTTTGGGATCAATCCCTTGAACGCATCGAAATTGCCGTTGACAGCATCTTCGACCATTCGCATCGCTGAGGATAAATCCCGATCAAAGACCCGCGACAAGCCCAAAGCCGCTTCGGTCATGTCTTCAATATCGCCCACTCCAGCACCGCGCCGCAATGCTTGAGCCATTTGGTCTTGGATGCGTCCCGAATCGACATTGGTCATTCGCTCTAGGCTATTGGCAACCTTAACCATTTCGTCCGATGCCGCTTTGCCCGCCCCTGGGATTAAAGCGACTGTCTCAGTAAGCTTGATCGCCGATCGATTCAAATCGTCGAACGCCGCGACCGAACTGGATGCAAAGCCAACAATGGCCCTGCCTGCTTCGACAACTCCGATTACCGCTGCCGTTACGCCTGCTAGCTGAGCCAAGCCACGGACAGAGAATTCCACCTGTTGAGCCGTCTTGGTCACTTCCGATGAAAATTGACGCAATACCGCTGAGGCTTCGTTTCGTGCTCCGAGTGTTACTTCTACGTCAGCCACGTTTTCGCCTTTCGTCCTCGATTCGGTTTACGTCTGATTCAAGTGCATTTTGCACCGAAACAAACCAAGCATCTTGGTCTTGCAATCCGCCATCCTCAGGCAAGATCCCTTTCGAGACCCACGCCGCAAGGTTAGCTGCCGAGCTTACCTGATGCCCAACGAAATCCTTTGGGCAGTCGGTAATCTCGATGTATCCTCGATTCTCGCAAGCCTCGCATCCAGCCTCATCGCAACTTGGACAACCTAGCATCAACGGTAGGTCTTTGCTCGGTAGGTTATTGCAATGGTTTCGAGTGCATGACTTGCACAACTCGCCGCATCGGATCAATGCGGCGATCCTTATTTTTTTCTGTCGCCCTCGCTCGCTGAATTGCCTTGTAAGCATCTTGCAACAAGCTTTACGGCATCGGCCACTTCGATTTCTTCGTCCCATGAATCGATCGACTTTTCGAGACTCCAACCAGCAACGCAAATCGAGACTGCTTGACGCAAAGCCGCGATCTGCTTTTTAGTATCGCCTAGATCCTTAAAGTCCTCAATCAAACCTAGCACTTGCTCGGTCTGTCTGAACTTCAATCGATTGAACTGGAACTGAATGTCGAGCCCGTCAATCGAGCCCTCGAAAGTGTTATGCTGCATGGTTGAAAATGATTGAAAGTTCTTCGTCGGAAGCGTCAACATTCTTGTTCGCTTGCCATTCTAGTTGGTCGATCATGATTCCGTTTCGATCACCCATCGGCTTGGATTGCAACTGAGCTTTCGGAATGCTGAAAACCAGCGTAGAACTGCTAGGCCCATCGATTGTAAACGAAAGCGTTGCTTCCGTCGAATCGCGAAGTTGAGCGTATCGGCCCTGAGTCGCAATCAGTTTGGATTCTGGGTTTCCAGTGATTCTTGGGTTTCTGTCTGTGATAACAAAGTTATCAATCCCGGCCACTGAAGTCGAGCACTCCCGAGCGGTAATCACATTGCCTAGATCGATCGTTGCAGACTCCAAGCAAAGGTTGTAAGAGTCCCAAGACGTAGCACCTCCAGCCACCCGCAAAGGCAGAGTGTTGACGTAGTTGATGCTCGATGGGATAGCTGCGTCTGCTTCGTCATCGTAAACGCCTTGGAAGTCGAATTCAATTCGGCCCATGCGACCCGTCGGCAAAATAAATCGAGCGTTGCCGACTGCGCCGTAGATCCTGCGACGAACGCCATCGAAGAATCCAGCGATCGTCACCGTTTTGACGTTGGTTCCTGGAACTTCCGTTCTGGGCTTGTACGTTGCCGTCGAAAGCACCAAGCCGCAAGCAGGCAGATAGGTCGTCGCCCAAGCCGGTACGTTCGTCCCATCGTATGCCAAGTCAACCGAGAACGTAGCTCGGCCACGCCTGGCCCCTGGGATCGATGCAAGCCGACCGAAACCGCCTTGGCCCTGTCGCTCTTGCATCTCGAACTCTGGATTGATTACAAGGTCATAGGCGTTGATCGTGCAATCAGCCGCCGCGATTGATTCCGCAGTACCAACCGTTGATTCGATCTTTCCGCCGAGAACTGATTTTTTACGAAGTAGCATATTTGTCCCTTCCTAGTATTTGGTTGGCATCTTGTTTGGCTTCTTTGAGCTTGCGATTGAGAATCGCTTGGGCTTGTGCTGCACCTCGATCAAAAGCATCCTTTACGCCTTCGATCTTGCTGACTTGCAAATCTCGTAGCTTTTGGATCGGGAATCGTTTTTTGCCCACTCGCTTGTAAATGTTGCGTCCCAGCTTTGGGATCTTAGGCCCGAAGGCACCTTCAAATACCATCGCAGGAACACCGCGAACCATTTCGATCTCAACGCCCTCTACAGTCTGCCGAGCCTTGAAAGCTCGCAAAGGCATCGTGAACGTGTCGTCGATCTTGAGCAATGATTCTTTTTCAAGTAGGTTGTCGATCAATGTTTCGTCAACGCAAAACTTGCGTAATTCGTCAACCTTTTCGACGACCATAGCTGTTGCTATTTCGCGCTGCGTCCTAGTCCTGATTTCGGTCGTTGCTTCGGTGTATCGCTTCTCAAATGCTTTCTCCAATCCGTCTGCGTAGTTCAAGACTCGCTCGGATGCTCTGAGTGCATTTTCTTCGTGTGCCACAATGTCGAATATCATCTTCGCTCCGTTGGATCGTCCTCTGATACTCGATAGGTGACAAGTAACTGAATGTTAGCACCGTCAACACCTCCATCGGAAGTGAAAACGATTTGCGGCCCGAAGTTGGCGTAAAGTGCATTCCCGTCGAAAGTGTGCCAACTGCTAGCCGGTTGACAGATGCACTTGCGAACATCCGATGCAAATTGATTCAGTAACGTATCGATCGCGTCTTGATTTCGCTCCGATGGCATCAAAATCAGTCGGATATTGAATTGCTGAGTCAGGGCAACCGCCGGAGGGCTTCCAGGACAGGATAACTCAGGGACGGAATTGCTCACGCCCTGAGTAATGATGATCTGCCGATCTTTCGGAGTGTAATTAGCGAATCGCGTAGGTCGTTTGACCTCTTGAACATCAGTAGGGTATGT